ATGTCCCACAAAAATTCCAACTTTCACAGAAGTGGCATCTCTTTATAAAGAGCGCTATTTCGGTAAGAACTAGTTTTTACCACCCTTTACAAGACAGTGTATGCTATGCTTGCGATATCCCGAAACGCAAGTTGAAGATCTTCACTGCTTCTTATATTACCTTGTGTAATATAAGAAAGACATGTGCTATTTAGTACGGGTGTGTCTTAAAATAAACCCAGGGTTGTTGTTTGCAATAACATCTGCTTCAACACAAAACCTATTATGTTAACGAACAAACTCAACAATCAACATTAAACAACCTTCCATCGGAAAGCAATGATATTTCAACTTCTGTCGAAGCTTCAGTGCCCGCTCCTCCTATGCCGTCAAAAGTACAATCGCGTAGTAATGCTTTAGTTGCTAAACACGATTTGTATGACATTATGCAAAGGTGGATAAAGATTAAGAGAACAACTTGGACACCAACATCCCCAGTGTTGTCGTCTCAATTACCTCTTGCGGAATATATATCTGGAACTCCTCGATATTTGGAACAATTTGCTCTTCCCCAGGCCCTTTTTGATAACTCGCCCCTACTTGTTGAGAAAGCGAATCATTTCATGCTTATGAAAGCAGACGTGTCTGTGGAAATAAAAGTGAATGCTGAACCTTTTCAACAAGGAGCGTTGCTTGTTGCTTACTTTCCGAAGTCATTAAGTGCAACAAAGTTTCGCTCAACCGGTAACGAATTTTTAGGATCGGTGTCCTCAGCTCCTCACAAAGTATTGTACCTCGAGAAAGGAAATAAAATGGAATTAACCGTACCTTATGCCCACATAAAGGATTATATAGACTTAACAAACCTAAATGATACCTTTGGATATGTGCATTTGTACGTCCTATCTCCTCTCGTTGGTGCTTCTACTGTGCAATCAGCTGACATAACCACTAGAATGAAATTTGTTAATATCGAACTCCAAGTTGCTACTGATAATTCAATCAGCAATACGCTTACGTATGCTGAGAAGAATCTTGAATTAGCAAAGGAAAAGGTAAAACAAATCAAGACTAGAGGTTTTTATGCTCAGATTGATACAGGTGCAAACACATCGATCACTAGAACATCTTCTTCTTCCAGTGGTGGTTCAGTTTCTACAGCAAGTTGGTTTTCTCGAATGTTAAGTGTTGTTTCAACTATCCTCGGATGGTCGAAACCTATTAACAAAGATAAGCCTCAACCTGTTTACCAGAAACCTGCAGCCTTCATGGGAAATACTGAAGGAACTGATTCTAGTTTCGTACTAGGACAGATTAATGATAATTCAATTGATTCATCTTCTTTTGTGCCTTCTGGCCAGGATGAAATGTCATTCGATTTTATATTCTCTCGTCCAAATTATATTGATACAACTACGGTAACTAAAACTGATTTCTCTGAAGGGAAGCTCATGTTCGGATTTGAAGTTTCACCAATCAATTCATTGGTTGCACAAACAGATTCAGACGGACAGGACTTTGCTTTGGGAGCTCAAGCTTTTACAGCCGCTATGTTCAAACTTTGGAGAGGAACTATCGATTACACTTTTGAACTCGTTAAGACTCAGTACCATGCTGGTCGTTTTATAGTAATCTATTTTCCAAATAGATCTAGAAACGAACTACCAACCGTATTTGACCAGGCCATGCAGACAAACCATTCAATGATATATGATTTGCAAGCAAAAGAGGAAAGTGAATTGTCGTTGGCTCGACCTTTCAGTATTCCTTATACGTCTTCATCTCCATTTAAGAAGGTTTTGTATAGAAATCCCATTGGTTTATATGATACAACTACCCCAGAGACTCACATTGGAACAATAGGAGTTTACGCCTATAATTCTTTAGTGTGCCCTGAAACAGTAGCTGAATCAGTTTCATTTGTGCTAAA